CGCCGAGGGGTCCCAAACAGCGTTTTGTGCTTGTTGCTTATGGGCCCACCCACCCACCAGATATAGTATAGGGGTCCCACATATGCACTACATATAGCTTGATTTATAAATAGATCAGGTTAAAATTCGTTTTCATGCTAAAAACAAAAATGTAAAAATTTTTTGCAAATTTTTTTTCAAATGCTAACACCAGAACAACTCAATAATTTACCTGAAGAAACTAAAAAAGAATATTTAAAAACAGTATTGCTTTTAGAAGAAAAGAAAAAACAAAAAGAAATACGTCAAGATTTTTTATCTTTTGTAAAACACATGTGGCCGTCTTTTATAGAAGGGGAGCACCACAAAATTATGGCTGATAAATTTAATAAAGTTGCAAGTGGTGAAATCAAAAGATTAATTATTAACATGGCACCCAGACATACAAAGTCTGAGTTTGCATCAAACTTTCTACCTGCATGGATGATTGGTAAACAACCAGATTTAAAAATTATTCAAGCTACACACAACGCGGAGCTCGCTGTTCGTTTCGGTAGAAAAGCAAAAACACTCATGGACTCGGAAGAATACAAAGAAATATTTAATACAAGACTTAGAGAAGACTCACAGGCCGCTGGTAAGTGGGAGACGGCACAAGGTGGTGAATACTATGCAGCTGGTGTTGGTGGAAGCATCACGGGCCGTGGTGCAGATTTATTGATCATCGATGATCCACACTCAGAGCAAGATGCGATGAACCGTGCGTCGTTTGATCGTGTGTATGAGTGGTATACTAGTGGACCGCGGCAAAGGCTTCAACCAGGTGGTAGAATTATATTAGTTATGACAAGATGGAATGTAGCTGACTTAACAGGTAAACTACAAAGAGCACAGAAAGAACCAAAGGCAGACCAGTGGGAAGTGATAGAATTTCCCGCCATCCTTCCTTCAGGATCACCAGTGTGGCCAGAATACTGGAAAAAAGAAGAACTAGAAGCGGTAAAAGCATCTGTCAGTATAACAAAATGGAATGCACAATATCAACAGAATCCTACGGCAGAAGAAGGTAGTATTATTAAACGTGAGTGGTGGAACGTGTGGGAAAAGGAAGAGATACCGCCACTGATGCATGTGATACAGTCGTATGACACAGCGTTTATGAAAAAAGAAACGTCTGACTACAGCGCCATAACCACGTGGGGTGTGTTCAAACCAGACGAAGATACACCGCCACAACTCATACTTGTAGATGCTGTTAAAGATAGATTTGAGTTTCCGGAGCTGCGTAAGATAGCAAAAGAGCAGTATGACTACTGGAAACCAGAGACTGTAATCGTTGAGGCCAAAGCATCAGGCCTGCCGTTGACCTACGAATTACGTAAACTGGGCATACCAGTTATTAACTTTACACCTAGCAAGGGAAATGATAAACATACTAGAGTGAACTCTGTAGCGCCATTGTTCGAGTCAGGAATGGTTTGGGCACCGGATGCAAAGTTTGCTGAAGAGGTTATTGAGGAGTGCGCTGCATTTCCGTTAGGAGATCATGATGATTTGGTTGATAGCATGACTCAAGCTGTAATGAGATTTAGACAAGGTGGGTTTGTGGAACATCCAGAAGATTACGAAGATGAACCTGTATCTCATCAACAAAGGACATATTATTAATGAGTAGAAGAGTTCAAGCCGTAAGAGATTTTTTAAAATATGCGTCAAACCTAATAAGGAGACTAGTCACTTCTTCAGACAAAAACGTTCCGCAATCTACAAAAACTGAAATAACTGACAGTCTTAGGGACTCAGTACAAATAGTTCAACGAGACGCAGAAAGAATAGAAGAGCAGTTAAAAATTTTAAGACGAATAGATAGACAACTTACTGAGGCAGGTGAACCAAGAAGAGCAGCACAGATTAGACAAATTACAAAAGATAGCACTATTGATGAAATACTACAGGACCTAGCAGAAAGAGCAGGGACATCACCTGACAAAGCTAGAACAGCTTTAGTCAATAGAGCTAATGAAGCCTATCCACCTGGTGATCCAAAAAGAATGAGATTTGATGATGACGAAACACTAGAAGCTTATGCACGAGTTAAAATACAAATGGGCGAGGGAGATGAACTTTTAAGAGATGTAACTGATGCGGGGGCTAAAGAAGAGACAATGAGAAAGTTGTCAATGTCGCCCGATGAGTTTGATAAAATGATCGGTCCAGGTAGGCCTAGAAGTATATATGATGAAATAGCAGAGGACGAGATGTTACCTTTTGGTAGATCCGGTGAAGCTGATGATTTTGGCAGACCTCCATCAGTTCAAAAACGTATGGACGAGATGCTAGAAGAGGGGCAAAAGAAAGTAGATAAGGTTGAAGAATATAAAAAAATTTTTGAAGGTAAGATGCCAAAAAGAAATCTAGGGCTTACTGATGAAGAAATTAAATTTTTGCGTGGAGACTTAGATGATACAGAGGATTTAGTAGAAGCACAAAAAGCTATAAATCAACAAAAGAGAGATCAAAAAGCTGTTGAAGATTTAATGGCTGATCCTAAAAACTTTGACAAGAGTATTGATGAGTTAATGCAAATGGTTCAAGACGCAAAAATTATTCCTTTTAAACCTAAAAAAGCTCTTGGTGGTAGAGTTGGAGCTAAGACGGGATTGTTTACAGGTATAGGTAAAAAAGCAGCGGAAATGATGGGTGATGAGGGATTGCTTGGAATTTTGTTTAACATAATTAGAGATCCTAAAACAGATTTAGAAAGAGTACCAACGACACCAGAAAATAAACCAACCATAAGAGAAATGGAATCTTTGCCCGAGGAACTCGGATATAAAAACCCTGAGCTAAGAAAGTTTGAGGAATTTATTGAAAGAGAAAAAGTTAGAGCTATTTTAGCTGATTCAATGACCACTAAAGTAGGTAGGCAAGTTGACCCATCAGAAATTACTGAAGACATGATAGACGCTGCAATAAGAGAGGGCATGAGCCTGTTCTCACGAGGTGGTGTCGCAGGTCTATTTAAACAAAGGACTAAATAATGGCTATAGATAAAGTTTTACCAAATATTAGAAGAACAAGAAGAAGTGTTTCTCTAAAACCAGAGCAGGTCGCTGTAGAAAATTTAAAAGACCAACTTAAAAAACAAGAGATGGCACAGCCTCCTGTTGATATTAAAAAAACAGAAGATGGTGGAGTAGAAATAGATTTTGATCCTCGTGAGGTTGCTAGTGAAGATGGGCAAAACCATAACTCAAACTTAGCTGAATATTTAGATGACGCTGATCTTAATGAAATTTCATCAGAGCTTAGACAACAGTATCACGATTATAAAAGCTCAAGAAAAGACTGGGAAGATGGATACATCAAAGGGCTAGACCTATTAGGTTTTAAATACGAAGGTAGGACAGAACCTTTTCAAGGTGCATCAGGTGCAACGCATCCAGTTCTTGCAGAGGCCGTCACACAGTTTCAAGCACTAGCGTACAAAGAATTATTACCGGCAGCAGGACCAGTTAGAACACAGGTTGTTGGTAAAGTTGATGAACAAAGACAACAACAAGCAGAACGTGTCAAAGACTTCATGAATTATCAACTGATGATAAACATGAAAGAATACGAACCAGAGTTTGACCAGATGCTATTTAATCTACCACTAGCAGGTTCTACATTTAAAAAAGTTTATTTTGATACAGTGATGGGCAGAACTGTTTCTAAGTTTGTGCCAGCAGAAGATTTAGTTATACCATATAATGCAACATCACTAGACGATGCAGATGCAATCATGCACGTTATTCGTGTTGGAGAAAATGATTTAAGAAAACAACAACTATCTGGTTTTTATTCAGACATAGAACTTGGTGGAGCTGCATCAAAGCAAGATGATGTGTTGGATAAGAAAAATGAACTTGATGGTGTATCTACTACAAACGGAAGTGATTTATACACACTAATCGAGTGTCATGTTAATTTAGACGTTCCAGGTTTCGAGGACCTCGATCCTGAAACAGACGAACCAACAGGATTAAAACTACCTTACATTGTCACTGTAGTCGAAGACAGCGGTGACATTTTATCGATCAGAAGAAATTTTGAAGAAGGTGATCAAGGTAGAAAGAGAAAAGATTATTTCGTACACTTTAAGTTCCTACCAGGACTTGGCTTCTATGGCTTTGGTTTAATTCACATGATTGGTGGGTTGTCTCGAACTGCAACTGCAGCACTAAGACAGCTTCTCGATGCGGGGACCTTGGCTAACTTACCAGCAGGATTTAAACAAAGAGGTATTAGAGTTCGTGATGAAGCACAACCACTACAACCGGGTGAGTTCCGTGATGTAGATGCTCCTGGTGGAGACTTAAGTTCTGCTTTCATGCCGTTACCTTTCAAAGGACCAAACGCAACGTTACTACAATTGATGGGCGTGGTCGTACAAGCGGGACAAAGATTTGCAAGTATTGCTGATATGCAAGTAGGCGATGGCAACCAAGGAGCTGCAGTGGGCACGACTATGGCGTTATTGGAACGTGGATCACGGGTTATGTCTGCTATTCACAAACGTGCATATCAATCTATGAAATGCGAGTTTATGTTGCTCGCGGAAAACTTTGCAGAATACCTACCACCAGTCTATCCATACGATATTGTTGGTGGACAAAGACAAATTAAACAAACAGATTTTGGTCCAGAGATAGATATTGTTCCGGTCGCTGACCCTAATGTATTTTCACAAACGCAGAGAATACAAATGGCACAAACACAACTACAACTTGCTATGTCAAATCCTAAAATGCACAACATGTATCAAGCATATCGTGACATGTACGAGGCTTTGGGCATAAAAGAAATAGACACCTTGCTAAGAAAACCACAAAAACCACAACCTATGGACCCTGCCATGGAAAACATACAAGCTTTAGCTGGCCAAACAGTCAAAGCTTTTCCTGGGCAGGACCATAAAGCACACATGGAAGCACATTTAAACTTTATGGCGACTAAAATTGCCATGAATAATCCGTTAATACTGTCTACTTTGCAAAAAAATATACTAGAACACATCGCTTTGATGGCTCAAGAGCAAGTTGAGCTAGAATTTTCGGACGAAATACGTAATTTAAAAGAAATTCAACAACAAATGGCACCAATTATGCAACAAATGCAACAAAATCCGCAAATGTTACAACAAAATCCGCAAGTTCAAGAGATGCAGAAGGTGCAACAGAAGCTTACGCAAGATATTGAGGCAAGAAAAGCACAATTAATCGCAGAACACACTAGTGATTACCTAGAAGAAGAGAAAAAAGTGTTAAATCCACTAGATAGTGACCCATTAGTCAAATTAAAGTCCCGAGAAATAGATTTAAGGGCTGAAGAAGAGATGAGAAAGCGTGAAGAGGCTGAAACAAAGGCTAATATGGACGCTTTGAGACTACTTCAGAGCAGAGAAATAGCGTCAGAAAAGCTAGAACAAGACGACGAACATGCTAAAATGAGAGCCTCTATTTCACT